AGCTACTAAAGGTAAGGAATAATTATGAGTGGATCACTAATTCCAAACGGAAAACAACAGTATTTTGATGCGAATGGTACTCCACTAGCAGGTGGTAAGGTATATTACTACATTCCTTACACTACAACTGCAAAGAATACATGGCAAGATATTAACCTAAGTATTCTTAATACTAATCCTATTATTTTAGATGCTGCTGGCGAATGTATCGCATGGGGAGCTGGAGCTTATAGACAACAAGTTTATGATGTCAATAACAATCTTATTTGGGATCAATATACCTATGGTATTAATCCAGCAGGAAGTAACTTTGTTTCACAAGAAGAAGTGCAAACTGCAACTCAAGGTCAAACGCAATTTTCTTTAACTACTATTACTTACACACCAGGCATTAATTCTTTAGTCGTGTTTGTGAATGGTTCAAAGCAGTTAGTCAATGTAAATTACACAGAAACTTCTAGTTCTGTAGTTACATTTACTTCAGGACTAAATGTTGGTGATGTAATGGATTTTTACGCATCTTTGCCTGCATCTGCACAAAACACAAGTAATGCTGCAACAGTTTCATACTATCCGCCATTTACAAATGGTGTGGCTACAAACGTACAAAATAAATTAGCACAAACAGTATCTGTAAAAGACTTTGGTGCAAAAGGTGATGGCACTACGGATGATACAACTGCAATTCAAAATGCTATTAATGCTGCTGTAAATGGAAAATTATATATTCCTGCTGGTACATATAAAATTCAAACGCTGCCTTTATCAGTTCCAAGTAATATAACAATATATGGCGATGGAATTGGTAGAACAATTTTAAAAATTGGCAATGGTGCAACAATTCCTACAAGTGGTGGTATATTTAATAATTCAAATATTCCTACAAACGTATCTACTGTTTCTTCTCTTACTTTAAATACAAATATTTTTATAAGTGATATGACATTAGATGGCAATAAAGCTAATAATGGTTATTCTTATGGATTATATTTTGTGGGTGTAAGCAATATTACTGTTAAAAATGTTAGAGCACAAAATACAGCAGGTCAAGGAATTCAATTAAATTACACAGATAAAGTTCAAATATTAAACTGTGAAACAGATTCTACTAACGCTGATGGTATTCAATTAGCCGACAGTATGGAATATTTAATTGATGGGTGTAAAGTTACAAATAGTGGTGATTACGGAATTGAAGTAGATCATGGATTGTTTTTAGTTACTCAAAATATTTCAACAGGTAGTGGCACTATTTCAAATAATATTGTTAATACTTGTGTTAATTATGGTATTGCAATTAGAGGAGAAATTAATACAAATAATCCAAATAACAAGCCGATTGTTGGTGCAGTTATTATTGGTAATCATACAACAAATTGTAGTGCAGGTATTTGTTTACAAGAAGCAATTGAGAGCTGTACTGTTGAGTCTAATGAAAGTTATTCAAACGTACATTCAGGTATCGTTTGTGCACCAGGTTCAACTGCTGGAATTACTAAAAATTGTTCCATACAAAATAATATTATTCGTGACAATGCAAACGATGGTATTCAGGCGGATTCAGCGGTTCAGATGGTTATTGAAGGTAACATAATTGTAAGAAATCAATATTACGGAATTTATGGTTCTCTTGGATATAGTTTAATTAAAGGCAATAATATTTCTGGTAATTGTTTAAGTTCTTCATTTAATTCTAGTGGTATAGCAGTACATGATTGTACAAACACAATTATGGAAGGTAATTTTATATATAACGAAGCATCGACTTGTGCTTATGCTATTGCTGAATTAACTTCAAATTGTGCAAATAATAGCTATATTAATAACTATCATGGTTCTAAAGGATTTTTATTCCAATCAGCTCAAAGATTCTTTAGTGACCCACAAACTGTTTCAGTAGGCCCATTAGGTTCTATTGTTCCTACAATTACAAGTACAGTTCCTTCAACATCAAGTTCTGGAGGTACTGTTGGTAATATGGCTATTAGCGGCACTTATTTATATATCCACAATGGTGGTCAATGGTGGCGTATCCCTGTTTCTACTTTTTAATATATGACCATATCTCGTAACTTATCATTTCTTGCAGAAGGCACATCATCAACAGGTGTGTTGAGTGTGTCTAATGGTGGAACAGGATTATCCAGTTTAACGCAAGGATACATTCCTTATGGTACAGGAACAAGTGCATTTGGATCTACTTCTGGATTATTTTGGGATTCTACAAATAGTCGTTTAGGAATTGGATTTAGCTCTCCTACTGCTCAAATTGAAATAGCTGGTTATCCTAATGCAACATTTAAGATGGGTGATGGAGGCACAGGAACATATACATTTAGCAGACAAGCTGGTGATGGATATTTTCATAGCGTAGATAACTCTGGAAGTTTTGGATTTATTTGGGCTACTGGTAGTACCGAAATAATGAGAACTTCTGGCGGTAACTTGCTAGTTGGTACTACAAGCACTGTTGTTGGTGGAAAATTAAGCGTTTCTGTTAATGGAACGCCAGGCGGTTTTGCTTGTACATCTTCTGTTGGAGGCGTTGTTTTAGACCTTAATAGAACTGGGTCTACTTCAGGCGATGTAGTTTATATTAGAACTTCTGGTAGTACTTTAGCTGGATATATTACTTGTCCTACTTCTAATACTACTTCTTATCTTTCAATTTCAGATTACCGTTTAAAAACGGACATTAAACCGTTAACAGGTGCTTTAGATAGATTAATGCAATTAAAACCATGTACTTATACATGGAAAGCAAATAACATTAAATCAGAAGGTTTTATAGCGCATGAACTTCAATCAGTAATACCAGAAGCGGTTGGCGGCGTAAAAGATGCTGTAAATGAAGATGGCAGTCCAAAATATCAAGGTGTTGATGCGGGTTCAGCTTCTTTGATTGCTGTTTTATCCGCTGCTTTACAAGAGTTAAATAACAAGTTTGATGCGTACGTAGCATCTCATCCATAAGGATTTAGCATGACAACACTTATTCCAAAAGTTGATTTTAAAAATGGTGGCTCTACACCAACTGGTGCAATAAATAGATTTATTAATGAAAAATTATCTGAATCATTATCTGTTCTTGATTTTGGTGCTGATTCTACTGGTGTTTCGGATTCTACAACAGCAATTCAAAATGCTATTAATGCAGCTATTTCATTAAAGAAAAGCGTATATGTTCCAGGAGGCACATATTTAATATCATCTACATTAACAATAGCAAATTGTGCTGGATTTAAAATGTTTGGAGATGGTATCAATACCAGCACTATTAAAACAACAACAAATTTTACTTCTTTGATTACTTTAGGTGGAACAGCAAATTATTGTTTTTTTAGTAGTTTTTCTTTATTAACAACAGGCTCTACTACACAATGCGTTATTGCTCAAGAAAATGCAACAGTTATAAAATTTGATAATGTTGAATTTCATGGTGATTTAAATGGAGATTTAGTTTATTCAAATGGTCAAAATTTAGACTTTAATGGATGTTCTTGGTATGTTGGTTCTTCTAATACTTGGGGAGCAAATCTTGATTCATATAACCAAAATTGCGGTTTTATTGGATGTAGATTAGGCGGTCTTGGCAATGGTTTTAGAACAACTAACGCATATTCATCTTCAAATCCTGTAGAAGGTCTGCGTATTGATTCTTGCTATTTTATTAATATTGGTGGAACTAATGTTAGAGTTGGTGCAAGCAATTTAACCGCTATATCTAATTCTGTTCTTGACCAAGCAACAACTGCTAATTTAATTATTGATGCTGGTGCTAATGATGTGATGGTCAGTAATTCTTGGCTTGGTATAAGATATTTATTGGATGGAACTGCAACTATTACAAGTAGTAGTACAACAGCTACAGTAACAATGTCTGTTCCTACTGGGTTAACTACAGGTCAAGTAGTAAATATTATTGGTGCATCTCCATCTGCATATAATGGTGTATATACAATTACTGTAACTGGTGCAAATACATTTACATACACTTTTGCTGGTGGTACTTCTCCTGCAACTGGAACAATAACTGTTAGAAGGCCTGGAAGTTCTGTTTTAATTAATCCAGGAGCAAATTCAATCTCAATAATGAATTGCACCATTGAAGGTGGCGATAAAGGTATTTCTGCAGCAGCTTCTACAACACAACAAGTTACTGGTTTAAATATTATTGGAAATATTTTCCAAGCTGCTTTTTCTGCTTCTATTGGATTAGACACAGTTGCATCATGCAATATTGTAGGAAATACTGACTATACCTCTGGTTCAACTTCTTGGTATACATCAAAAACAGCAACTAGCGGTATTGGTGGGGATTATAGATTTTCTAATAATCGTTGGACTGGCACTTCCCCTGCATTATTTGATACAACTGCTAGTTATCGTTTTGGCTATGATACAAACATAGTAGGAAACAATTATGGGCAATATCAATTTCCAACATCATCTACATCCCAAGTGATTAGTCATGGTTTATTTACAACTCCAAAAAATGTCACTATTGTTGCAGAAGGATATAACAATATTGCTTATGTTACAGCAGTAGGCCCAACTTCATTTACAGTTAATCTTGCAACTTCCTACAATCCACTTATTCGTTGGAGCGCAACAGTATGACAATCTACACAAAAATTGACGATACAACCATTCAACGTGATGATGGTTTAATTATTAAAAAAAGCCCATTTAAAGAATGGTCTTTATATACAGAATTTTTAGGTCAAGGTGGCATTCCTAATGAGCCTGTAAAACCTGACCTTTGGATTGAAATAAGACTGCAAAGAGATAATTTGTTAAGAAATAGTGATATTGATGTACTTTCTGATAAATGGGCTTTAATGACTATTGAGCAACAAACAGCTTGGACAAATTATAGACAAGCACTTAGAAATATTCCGCAAACTTATACAGATGCGAATAAAATTGTTTGGCCTGTAAAACCAAATTAAAAAAAACTATGAAAACATTTACACTAGAAGATAAAGAAGCAGAGTTTATTGTACAAGTTATGGGACAATTACCCACAAAGTCAGGTTCTTATGCTTAACGGAATCCTATTCGCTATATTTATTATTTTTCAAGTCTTAGACTTTTGGACTACTTATCAATGTTTAAAGTTAGGTAAAGGACATGAAGCTAATCCAGTCGTTGCATTTGCTATAACTAAGAT